TTAAACCATTGCGAGGAAATATGTCTGAAACAACAAATAAAGAATCATTATTATACACTATCAACACTTTTTTATTAGAAATAAATAAATTATTTCAGCCAATTAGTTTAACAATAGAAAATCTAAATAATTGGTTAAAAACACCTGAAGGGAAAGAATTTTTGCTTATTATTAAAGAATCAAAAGAACTTAAGTTACAAGTACCGCCAATATACCTAAATCATAAATAAATCAGTTTCCATAATGAAGTATATTTTAAAAACGAGCAACATTATCTTAGTAAACGGCTGAGCAAAAATAATTCAGAGTTTACTGATAATGTGGCTCGCATATTTTTCACATAGTTAACTTTTTCAACCGATTAACCTTAGCCATTACCCTATCTCGTGTATTTGAGATATTCTTTTGCTTCACTTCTTCAAAATTAACGTTTTCGCTTTTCGTTGATGAAATTTGAATTTTCCCGTTTTCAAACCAAATCACTTCATCGCCATAACTAAGGCGCATACCATTCATCACCATTGACCACATTGAGTCAGGCGGTAAATCCAATCCTATTTTTTCGGCAAAAACTTTAAATTCAGGTATCAAACGTTCCTGATTTTCACTTAATGATACCGTTGAAATTATTCGCTGACTCTTTTTATGCTCTAAAACCTCGCAAAATGATTTCTCCCAGTCGCTATATTGTGAACGTAGGTCAAAAACATCAGGCTCAGAAATCCCCCATACGGGCGATTTTAAGCCCCTTTCGTGTGGATTTTTAATATCGGGTGAACTGCCCGATCCACAGTTATTGACAGGACTCCGAGGCGCGCTGATCGCGCTTTTTAAAGTCAAAACCCGCCCCGTTTCTAACTTACGCTTATGCTCAATTGCCTCAATATCCTGCTTAGATTTACGAACTAAACGATACTGACGCTCACGCGTTTTTACTAAATCGCTACTTTTTATCGGTGAATATAATCCGATTATTCGCATCACTTCTTCATCATAAGAATTCGGCTCATCGGCGACAGTACGAGCAACTAATAACGTTTGTAGGTTACGTTTAACGTTAGGCCCTCCTTGATGCTCAATATAAGCGGCGAAATCTCCCGCATCGGCAGACGCTCTTACTTTTTCCGCTATATCACCCAACTTATCAGCGATACTCATACCACGAATACGACGACACTCACGCCACACACCTTTAGACGGCAAGCCAAACATGTGAAATTGAGGAATACGCCAAGTAGACGCCCACGCAGTAACGGCTGATGCAACCTCGGTTAATAACTCTCCCGATTCGTCATCAACTTCGCCCTCTAATGCATAACCGTCGATATTTTTTGAGATATATTTAGCGAGATAACCCGTAGCACCGCCTTTATTTAAATGCTTTGCTTCAAAACGGTGTTTCTTTGCGCCCCGTTCTTCGCCGTCTTCTTCAAGGGCATACTTACGCATGATCTCAATCGCTGATGCACGTTGAGATTTATCCAGAAACATCATCATATGCCAATGGGGTGTAGCATCATGATGAGGTTCAACAACTCTGATCCCGTAAACGTTAATATCGTTATCTTTAAAAGCAGTGCGAATTTTCGCCCAAACTTTCACTAAATAACGTTGACCGTCTTTCGGAGTGTATGCGCTGTTATTCCATTTCTCGTTAATGAGAACTTTTTTCTTTTTCTCGTCTTTAGAAACGTTAATTTGCTTGGTGGGATGGTATTTTGAAGGCGTGGTTAAGGTGATAAATAAACCAATATCGCCCCTTTCTTCTGCAACTTTTTGAATGCCTGCGGCTTGCGCCATTAATTCCATGCGACGAATTTTAGGGTTAGCGATACTCGCCAATACTTTTTCCATTAAATCAAAGCGATCACCCGATTCAACATCTTGAATATCCATCATTTCAAGATAATTCATATTCGCTAAACGTTGTGCTCTGACTTCACGTACTGCATTTTTACTGGCGTAAGGCATCTTATCTGAATTCACATCACCAAAAGCAATATGCAAAGACTCACGCCAACGCTGACGATGAGCTTTTAACTTTTTAAACCACCAATCTTCATTCGTTAACCGACTCAATCCTGATAGTGCATCTTCGGGTGTCAATTTCCCTTTTTGAACTTTTCCCCAAAACAATGGAGTTACATGTAAATAGGTAATTAACTGCCCTAATTGATGATAAATAGGGTTAATCACTTTTAGGTTAAGTAACACCTCACGATCACCGTTATTTTCAGCAATTGCCTGATCAGCCAACTCATCGAATAAGTTGTCACACGCGTTCGCAAATGACTTCGCCATATGACGCAATATTTTGTCATGCGCATCGGGCAAGCGATTAAAGAACATGGCTTGATCAAAATCTCTATCTAACAAAAATTGACGTTTATCTTTCGCTAAACCATAGCGCGCATTGACGGCTTGCAAACGCTGATAAACGCTTTTATGGAACTTAAAGACCAGCCAGTTATGAACTTCTTTCGGTGTTTTCTCTTTTTTAAGATGTTCGATGTACTTAAATAGGCGAGATTTAAGAAAGCGAGGCAGTTTTTCAATATCGAATAAAATCGCTTGCCCCTGAGCCAATTGCTCACGGGTAAGCGGTCTTTCATAAACAACTGGCTCATGCTGTTTCCCATTCCACCAATATGTCCATTGCATATCAGCAGGATAGGAAACAGGAGGCTGAGAAAAATCAATCAGACGGCTAGCCATTACCGCACACCGCCTAAATGCTTCGGATCAATAATTTCAATGGCTGTTTCGCACAGTTTAGCAACGTGAGTCATTATCTCTATCAATTCAGAGATAGACTTAATTTCTACGCAAATAACACGACTCACATGCGCACCAACAACGCCAGCAGTCACATTTACCGCAGAGTCATACCACGCAATCACTTCACGGCGCACACGACCATCAATCACAGTGACTTCGATTAATCCAAATTGTTTTTTCCAATAAACGATAGCAAAACGAGTGCCGGTAATATGCACCCCATTTTTTGGATCTTGAATATCGACATAGCCCTGTTCCATCAGCACACCTCCGGCAAAACGGCGATAATCTCTTTTGCTGATTGGCGGTTTCCATTTGCAGAAATAGAACGAGGCGCATCAATCTCGTGAATAATAAAACCGAGATCGGCATACAGCTCTTTGGCGTGAATGGAATTAGAGACAGTAATCGGGTTACCTTGTGATTGATTTAATGCCTTTAATGCTTGAGCTAACTCAATTTGATGAGCGTGAGTAAAATCCGTGTGATGATATTTAGTAAAACTACCTTCATCTCCCATATATGGAGGATCACAATAAACACCATCACCGAAATCAACGAGTGACAAAGTATCTTGCCATTCTAAACAAGCGATAATGGCATTAGTGGCTTTCTCAGCAAATTGTCTGATTTCCTCCTCTGGAAAATAAACACGGGCATATGTTCCGAATGGCACATTAAATTCACCCGAATTGTTATATCGACATAATCCATTAAAGCAATGACGATTTAAATATAAAAACCGAGCAGATTGTATATATTTATCACACTCGCTTTTATCTAATACCTTAATTGAATTAAATAACTTTCTAATAGCAATGTAATCATTTTTATGATTGTTTTCTTCCCACGCATAAAACTCTTTACGCGCCATTATTTCAGTATGTTCTACGACATTAAGATATAAATTAATCAGATCCTGATTAGCATCAGCAATTAAATATTCGTTATATTCTGTATTCATCATCACAGCACAAGAACCGGCGAAAGGCTCAACTAAGCGCTTTGCTTTTGGCAAATGTGGAATTAATTTATCCATGATGCGGGTTTTTGAGCCTGCCCATTTCAGAATGGTTTTGTTCGCCATTTCACACACTCCGATAATGCTTAGATTTCAGCTCATGCACTGTCTGGCAATCGGCACAGCGGGTGCATCCCATTACTGCAATACGGCGCTTTTCGGGTATTTCACGACCGCAATCTTCACATTCAAACGCTGATATACCGACGTAACGCCCTGTTACTGCTTTTATTTGTTTATCAAGCAATAACTGTGATTGTTCGCAGGCTAAATCCATTTCTTTAGACATAATTCCATTCCTGTGCTTGATGTTCGATAGACTCGGCTTCACCTTCTAATAATTGAAATACTTGTGAAGGCTCCATTCGTTCACTTAGTGCTTTTGATGCTAATTTGCGTAAACGGGCAGAAAAAAGAACCGCCCGAGATTTTCTTTCATCTTCTCGAACGGCTTTAATTAAATCGGTTACATCACTTTCTTTAGACATAATCAGACCTCTGATAATCAGATATAAAAAGTCCTGACAAATAAATGTCATTTATTTTTTAGGTGTAATTAAATAGGCATTGCTAATTTATTTGGGATTAATGCGCTCAATACTTTTATTTGATGAAGTGCATTAATGATTTTTATTTTATCTTTCCTCTTTAATAATAAATAATCTATTCCGTTCTTTTCTTTTTCTATCTCAGCAAGGTAATAAATCATCTGATATATACGATTATTTTCATTTCTTAAATAATCAAGAAACTCACCAATCAAAATATCATCACTATTTTTATTTAACTTACTTAATAAATCAGCCCTAACTTCGGCTGTTTTATTCATACCACTGACGCGCTCATCAAATGAAAGACCATCATTGCGATAATGCTTTACCACTTTAGACTGATAAAAATCATCATTGCCTTGTAGTTGCTCTCTTGCTTGAATAAGCTCCGCAGCATTCATAAGTAAATATCTCTAGCCCCTGATAGATTCTGATGCATAACAACTCTGCTTAAATTGGTTTTCCGTCACAATCAAAGCCATCGCAGACAATAAACTCTTCACTCGAAAGTAATTTTAATTCTTCTTGAATAAGGTCTATCCACAAACCGTCATCATATGCTTCATGAAGTACATCTATTAACTTTTTGCGAAGATTAAATTGTTTAACTTTTAATTCTTTTAAACATCTAGCACTTACATTTCTTTTTTTGTCAGAAACGTGCTCAACACCGCCCCAACCAGTAAGATGGACTTCTGTTGTTGAATAATCCTTATCACTTGACATAAACGCCTCCTAACTTAAAGCTGAAATTAATAAATAACTCACAAAGAAAATAAAACTAACAATATAAATAACATTAGATTCTGATAATTTTTTATTAACTTTATCCTTAAAAGATTCACTGCTTAATTTGTATTTATTTCTTTGCTTAATTAATTGGTTCATTGAATATCACCTTTTAATAAGTCGATATAGTGAGTTGCTTCTGCCATTGCATCAAACTTACCGAATGACTGATCATCTAACCAAACGTGATAACGAGTTATCGGTGTTACTGCTTTTCTTGGCAGTTTAATAATAGTGAAACCTCGATACATAAAACTATGCTCTGTAATTTGTTTCACCTGCATCTTATAGCCCAACCCATAAACGCCATGCGTCACGTTGTTCTTTTGGTAAATTCGAATATGCATCATCCATTCCACGATTAAATTCCGTGATACTCACCCATAATTCACCGGCTCTAGCATCTGGCTTCATAGGATCACGAAATTCAATAATGGGTAACTTACCCGCTTTAGCCATTGATCTAGTGGCTTCGTAACCTTTCCCTATTAATTCCGCAAACTTTGCGAGTGGCACCGCATTTACAGGGAATTTCACATTGATTATTTCTTTATTCATTTGCTACCCTCGTTAGATCAAGCCCTTTAAAACCCTTTATTTTCGGTTTTATAAGGGTTTTTACGCCCTAAGTGGTTCCGTATTTTATACCACTTAGAATTCACTAGATCAATACTCGGAACCAAAATAATGGATATTGCCTCTCGAATAAAGGCTATAAGAAATGCTGAAAAACTAAGCCAATCAAAGTTTTGCGAAATAATGGATATGCCAATAAGCACATTAAAAAAGATTGAAGGTGGTCATAACGAACCAGGGTGGGTAACTTTAGAGAAAATCACTAATCATCCAAGATTTTCAAAATATACGCTGTGGATAATGACCGGTAAGTCATCACCAGAAGCTGGTCAAATATCTCCGGCTCTCGCACACAGTGGGCAAGAGAAAGAAATATCATCCCGCTCAGACAAGAAAATTGGTTAGACATTTTATATGAATATGCTGATTACTGTTGGTCGCAGTCAGTCAGTTACATCGGAGGGCTTACTTATGGCAATTAAGAAGCTCAATGATGGTCGTTATGAAGTGGATATTCGCCCAAACGGGAAAGATGGTCAGCGAGTCAGAAGGATATTTGATCGCAAAATAGAAGCTACAAATTTTGAGAAATATACAATTGTAAACGCTAAGAAATTTTCTAGCGATAAAGTCCAATCAGGAAGAATTCGATTAAGTGAGCTACTTGATAAGTGGTGGTTATATCACGGACAAACATTAAAAAACGGATCGATAGAGAAAAGGCATTTAATTAAAACAGTGAATGCGCTTGGTGATCCAACAATGAACCAACTTGATAAGCATGCATTACTAGAACATAGAGGAATGCGCCTTTTTGATGGAGTGAGTCCATCAACGATAAATAGGGATATGTATCGTCTATCTGGAATGATAAGCGCATTAAAAAAACTCGAAATATACAAAGGTGATAACCCATTGAGAGGATTACCACCATTAAAAGAAAAGCCACCTGAACTCACTTTTTTAAGTGATGATGAAATATCGAACTTATTAAACTCATTATCAGGAGACTATCGCCGTATCGCATTACTATGCCTTAGCACTGGTGCAAGATGGGGTGAAGCTGAAATGTTAGATAGCAAGCACGTTCATCAAGGAAGGGTAACTTTTGCCCATACAAAGAATGGTAAAAAAAGAATCATTCCAATTTCTGACTCTCTTGAAAAAGAGATAAAAACCAGAAAAACAGGAAAGCTATTTCATGTTGATTACGGAACCTTCCGAAAAAAACTAAAAATAGTAAAACCGGATTTACCCGATGGGCAAGCAACACACGTTTTACGCCATACGTTTGCAAGTCATTTTGTAATGAATGGTGGGAACATCGTAGCACTGAAAGAAATATTAGGTCATGCGAGTATAAACCAAACAATGGCATACGCTCATTTAGCACCTGATTATTTGCAGTTAGCTATAAAATTAAATCCACTAAAAGGTGATATAAAAGTTTAAAAATAGGAGGGGATTGGACGTCCACATTCTGTCCACCGACAGCCAAAAACGTCCACTTTCCGTCCACCTTTAAAGACTTTTCTAGACTTTCATTACCCTTAAAAATGAAATTTAACTCTTTGTTTTAAAAGGAATGACAAACAAAAGGGCAAAAAAAAGCCCCTCTCCAGAGGGGCTGCAAAAGACAGGGATGGTGTCTATGGCAAGGAAAAAACTTCGTTGTTGCTACTTACTCTCTAACTAGGTACTGCTTTACTACACTCTTACTACATTACTAAAGGACTTTACTTAATCACTAATTAGCTTTCTCTTGAGTTTGCTGGTTTTGCTGACTAACAGAAGAGACTCGCTGTTGATAATTCTTTTCTAGCTGCGCTTTTTGCTCAGGGGTTAATAGCTGATACATTTGATTATGAACTTTCGCCATTTCAACTCGGCGCTCTATTGCTTGTTTGTCCATATCTTGTATTTGCGCTCTTACCGCTGCTTCATCAAACTTATCCGCGGTAATTAGCTTATGCATATTTTCGTGACGCTGACGAAAATCACTGTTATTAAAACGATCTTGATGATGCTGGCGCATTAAATCGCGCATTTGAGTGCGTTGTTGCTCTGTTAATGTAATACCATTAAACATACGCGACTCACCGAAATTATTGTTACCCATCATATGGCCACGTTGTCCACGATGACCTCGGTTATCACGTCCATCATGCATACCGTAACCGTATCCACAATGGTAATTATCATTATACTGTTGTTGCCCAGCAGGCTGATTATTTGTATTTGATGTTTCAGCCATTACTACCGTCGGAGCTACTAAAAACATTGATGCTAGTGCAACCATTGCTACTTTACGCATTGTCCCACTCCTCATTCGGTTATAATACCGACTTATTAATGCTGACCTAAATATGTGTAATTGTTCTCGATGTGGATTACTATACCTTTACGGCTGCAAACTAGCGTCAGAGCGTGTAAAAGAACGTAAAGTCATAGATTCGCGCTATTTATTATCGTATTTTTCTCTTGGAGGAATTGACGAATGCATAAAATCTTATTAGTGGATGACGATCGCGAATTAACCTCGCTATTGAAAGAACTACTTGAAATGGAAGGCTTTAATGTTGTGCTCGCCACTGACGGCGAACAGGCCTTAAAACTTCTGGACGCGTCTATTGACTTGTTATTACTGGATATCATGATGCCACGTAAGAACGGGATCGAGACACTTAAAGAGTTACGCCAAAATTTCCAAACACCTGTCATTATGTTAACGGCAAGAGGCAGCGATCTTGATCGTGTACTTGGCCTAGAGCTGGGAGCAGATGACTATTTACCTAAGCCATTTAACGATAGAGAGCTAGTTGCACGCATTAGGGCTATTTTACGTCGTTCCAACTGGAGTGAACAAAAACAGACCGATGGCAACACCTCACCCATATTGCAAGTTGATAAGTTACAACTTAATCCGGGTAGACAAGAGGCCAGCTTTGATAATGAACCATTAGAGCTAACAGGTACTGAGTTTACGTTACTTTATCTACTTGCTCAGCATTTAGGACAAGTGGTATCGCGCGAGCATCTCAGCCAAGAAGTGTTAGGTAAACGCTTAACACCTTTTGATAGAGCGATTGATATGCATATTTCCAACTTACGTCGTAAGTTACCGGAAAGAACAGACGGGCAGCCTTGGTTTAAAACATTACGTGGCCGTGGTTATCTTATGGTTTCAATAACTTAATAAAAAATCTTTATGATAAACAGTTTGTCAGCGCGTATATTCGCCATATTCTGGCTGACACTAGCATTAGTTCTAGTGCTAGTTATGATGGTACCCAAGCTGGACTCGCGCCAGCTTACCACTTTACTTGAAAGTGAATACCGTCAAGGTGTTATGCTAGAGCAACATATAGAAGCCGAACTAGCGCAAGATCCGGCTAACGATCTGCTATGGTGGCGGCGATTAATCCGCGCCATTGATAAATGGGCGCCACCTGGTCAACGTCTTATTATTGTCACCAGTGAAGGTCGTATTATTGGTGCTCAACGTAATGAGATACAAGTTGTCAGAAACTTTATGGGACAGTCTGATAACGCAGACCATCCGAAAAAGAAAAAATACGGTCGCTCTGAGATGTTAGGCCCCTTTTCCATTAGAGATGGTGAAGATCACTACCAACTTTACTTAGTGCGCCCATCAAGTAGCCCGCAATCTGATTTTATCAATTTATTATTTGATAAACCGCTTTTATTACTGATATTCACTATGCTTATCAGTACACCGCTACTGGTTTGGCTCTCTTGGAGCTTGGCAAAACCGGCCCGAAAACTCAAAAATGCGGCGGATGATGTGGCAAAAGGTAATCTGCGCCCTCACCCTGAACTGGAAACCGGCCCGCAAGAATTTTTAGCGGCAGGCACCAGTTTTAATCAGATGATCAGCGCCTTAGAACGCATGGTTGAAGCGCAACAGCGATTGATTTCTGATATCTCCCATGAGTTGCGCACCCCATTAACTCGTTTACAGCTCGCCAGTGCATTACTACGTCGTCGTAGCGGTGAAAGTAAAGAGCTAGAGCGTATTGAAACAGAAACACAGCGGCTAGATGGCATGATCAATGACTTATTAGTGCTTTCCCGCAATCAATATAAAAATGAGTTATTACGCGAAACCGTAAAAGCGAATGAGCTTTGGAACGATATTTTAGATAATGCGAAATTTGAGGCTGAACAGAGCAATAAAACTCTAACAGTAACCGCCCCACCAGGCCCATGGACAATTTATTGCAATCCTTATTCATTAGCGAGTGCCTTTGAAAATATCGTTCGCAATGCCTTGCGTTATTCACATTCTCGTATTGAAGTAGCCTTTACCGAACAAAATCAGGGTATCACTATTATTGTTGATGATGATGGCCCTGGGGTTAGCCCAGAAGATCGCGAGCATATTTTCCGACCTTTTTATCGTACGGACGAAGCACGTGATAGAGAATCCGGCGGTACAGGGCTGGGACTGGCAATTGTTGAAACCGCAATTAGTCAACATCGAGGCCATGTTAAAGCTGACGATAGCCCATTAGGGGGATTAAGAGTAGAGATTTGGTTGCCGAGAGGGAGTGTGGTAAATAAATCACAACACGCTTAATTCAGTAATACAATTACTATATTAAAATATTCTGCCATCTATTGAAGAATAGGTGGCATATTCTTTTCATTCACATCTTTATAGATATTTCAGAATGATCTTGCTAATTCAGTCGATATTCCGATATTTATATATCCCTAATCAATGTTAGAATACCCATCAATTACTTGACCCGCGGGTTTGAAGAGTCTAATCTC